TCAATAAAAAATTTATCACCATACTGTTCCACCTCCTTCCGTTATGGAATTTGGCGTTTAAATATGGAAATAGCCACCCTTACGCTTTTCAATCATTTTTTCCTTGCTAAAATTATTATAACATATTTTAACAACTAACTAATAAACTAATTCATCTTTAAACTTCATTTCGCTTTTACAAGCTTTATAAACTGATGCGCAACTCTTGCAATCTTCTAATGCTCTATGAGAACTATAATTCAATCCTAATTCTTCGTGCAAAGAAGGCAAAGAATAACTTTTTAGTTTTTTACCCTCATAAGTTCTTATGTACTTTCTTGACAAAGTTAATGTATCTATAACCTTATTAGTAATTTTTTTATATCCATTCTTATATAATTTATCTAATATAAATTCCATGTCAAAAATAGCGTTATGAGCTATAAGAGTATAATCACTTATAAAATTCAAAAAGTGCGGAAGCACTTCCTCAATGCTTGGAGCATTAACAACGTCTTCGTCTGTTATTCCTGTTATATCAGTTATCTTTTTTCTTATACTCTTACTTGGCTTCACAAATGTACTAAAAATTTCGCTTGGGACATCCCTTTCAAATTTAATAGCTGCTATCTCGATAATATCTTCTTTGAAAGCATCTAAACCAGTTGTCTCTACATCAAAGACAATATAATGCTCTAAAACTTTATTTTTAGAATTTGTAAATTTAATAAATTTTTCGTACTCAATTTCTTTTTGACTTTTAAAAGAACTAACTATGCCACTAGAAAGTTCTTTGCTAAAATCATATTGCTTTGCAATATCAAATTCAGTTAGAACTGGCTCTTTTAATGTTTTTAAAAATCTTTTTACTGAATTAAACACAAAGTCATCCCCCCTTTACAGTTTAATTATAAAAAATAAGACTTAGTTTGTATACTAAGTCTTAGTAAAATTTAACATTTTAAAAAAATATTTCTAAAATTTAATTGATTTTTTAAAACAGTATATTTTTTTATAATCTAAATGTGCTATAATTATAATCATAAAATGAGAATAAGCCGATTTTTTTAAATTAGATTTTTAAAATACAAAAAAATAAAAGAGGAATACTCACTTGCCGTCAAACAATAGTATTCCTCACCATCAGGGAAAATGGACCCTTATTTTGGGATACACAAATATCCTTATTTTCTAATTGCTATATTCTTATTATAGAGTAAAAAGCAATAGAAATCAAGTTTTTTTAGAGTATTTTTAATTAGTAAAATTCTACTAAAAAACAGAAAATAGGTTTTATTTTTCCCTGTAAAATAAGGGGGATTTAAAATGAAAAATAATATAAATAAATTATTTCTAGAAGAATGCAACGCTGAAAGGGCAGAACATGAAAAAGAAAATTATTCAAATTTCAATAGACATGAAACATATGAAATAAAAAAATATATAAACGAAAAAAAATTAGGAATTAAAACGGCTATAGCTAACGCTTTGGATGGAGGTAAAACCCTATTCATTGCGCCGACGGGAGCAGGAAAAAGTTATAGTTTTATAAATACATTAAAAAAATTAAAAACTAAAGCATTATTCATACTTCCAAATGCTTCTAATGTAGAGCAAGCAATGCACGAATACAACATAGCTGGTGCATATGATAAGATACCTGCTAAACAAGCTTTAGAGAACAATAATCTAGCAGTAATGACCTGGGACAAGACTGAACAGCTCATAGATGTAGACTTAAGAGAATACATAATCGTAGTTGATGAAATACATCAAACTTATACAGACAGCTATAGAGGGAAAGCAATAAAAAATTTAAACAATATCATGTCTAAGTGTAAAGGAAGAATAGATATAACAGCAACACCAACAAAACTAGAATTTGAAATATATGACTACATAATAGAGTACACTCAAAAACAAAAAACAGAATATGATGTCAAGTTATATAATGATTTTGATAATAAAAATTTTACAGAAATAATTAATATAATAAATAAGTCAAACAATAGTGCCATGCTAATGAATGATATATCAACTCTTGAGTTCATAAGAGATTCAGTAAACAAAAATGCGGGAGTTGTATATGCAGATGGGAAAGAAGAAAATGAGTTGTACAGTAGAATAGTTAAAAATTCAGATATGAAAGGCTACGAAACGCTTTTAAATACAACAACAATCCTAGCTGGTGTAAATATAAACAACAAAGATATCACAGATATAATTATTGTTAATATAAAAGATATTGGAGCTATAAAGCAATATGTTGCAAGGTTTAGAAATTTAAAAAAAGTAAATGTACACATATTCAATAAATACAAAGAAGAGTGTAATGTCTATAAAATAGAATGGTTGGTTGATAAAAATATAGAAAAAGCAACTATCTTAAAAGATGCTTATAACAAAGTATCTAAACATACCCTAATGTTTGAAACGGTTGGGATAAATGCTACACCAATTCGAATTGATTCAAATGTTTATTACTGTATGAAAGACAATTGTTACAAAGTAGATAAACTGTATATAAAAAGCCAAATTTACAGTAACTATTACAACACAAGAACAATACAAAGTTTTAAAGTTTTATTAGAAGAATACTTCGATAATGTTAATATAACTGATGCTAAAGAAATTGAAACAAATGAAAAAGAATTAAAAGAATATAAAAAAGTTGTAAAAGAAATTAAAGAAGCAACAAGAAATATTTTAAAAGAACATAAAGAAATTTTGGTAGGTTATAGACAGATTAAAAGCAATTCTAAGAGCTTTTCACTAATGCAGTATCATAATGATATGAAACTAAGTTCAAAAGGGTGCTTAGAGGCTTACAGAGCGTATGACATACATAATTTGGTAAAGAAAAGTAAAAGTAATAGCATGTTAGAACTATATTCTAACTATGTGCTAGATAATAAATTCAGTTTAGACCTCGCTTGGAAGTTAGCAAATACAGCAAATAGAAAGCGTGGAGCAATATTCAACAAGTTAAATACTTTGATATACAGAGAATTAAAAGAGGAATATCCAGAATTTTTAAATGATGAACTTATTCAAGTTACAGTATTTAATTATATAGACAAATTATTTGGAATTGGAACATCTTATACAGAGTTGCATTTACAAGAGTTAAGTGACGACTTAAGATTGATTTTAGGAGAAAATTGGAACTTAACAACTAAAAAACTGAGTATCATATTGAATGAAGTTTTTGTAATAGAAAAGAAAAAATATAGAGGTGGGAACAGTTTAGAAAATATCTTTTTTTATAAAAATATAAATCCTAAACTGTTCCCACTCGAAGCTGAACGAATGCAAGTTAATAATATAAAAAGATATATAAGCATAGATGACATAAAAAAAGATTTAAAATTAGACGAAAAAGACAAGAGCCTAGAACATGCTATAAAACATACAAAAGATAGAATGTTGAACTCTTTAGATGAAGATGAAAAACTGTTGCTACTAAAAGGTTTTATGTAAAAACATATGGAGGGATGAATATGAAATTAAGAATTGGGATTATAGATAAATATGTGGCTGAGGCAAGTTATGAGTTATCAGAACTTTTAATTGATGCTTTTAATAAATATGATGAATTTGTTGAGGCTATAAGAGGTGGAGAAATTCGCATAGTCCCATTTAATTTGGGATTTCAAGCTTTGCTGGAAGAGGATTCTACTTATGATGAGTATGAATTTTATTACGATGATGAGGATGATAAATGTTTTTTTCATATTAAATATAGAAATGTTAAAGATGTTGAACTTTCAAAAGAACTTTTGCTAGAACTTATAAAAGTTAATTTGCCCGCAGGAGCAAAATTAATTGTGAACAACTAGAAATTTGTGTTTAGATACAAAAGCCGGGAGTAGGAATATATATATATATAAATTCCTACTCCCGGCTTTTTGATATGAGAGCTGTAGGGTTTAAATATTTGACCCTACAGTTTTTAAATGTGAGAAAATTCAAAGTAAATTGAATTGGGATTATTTTCCACTAGCAAAATTTGCTAAAAGGTACTATTATTGTAGTATAAATGTTTAATTACGACAAAAAATCGTACATGTGTTCTTGTGTAATCGAACAAAAAAGGGTATAATTAAAGTTGCAAGTTATTTTTTTCAAATTTTAAGAATGTATTATTCTAATAAAAAATAGGGGGATGGTTTTGTTGAAAGAGGAAATAAAAAGAATGATAGATTTAATTGGGGACAGAGAGTTGTTAGAAATTATTTATTTATATCTAAGAAAAAAAACTAAAAATAAATGAGTACATATAAAAAAGCTATCAAAAATGAGATGATAGCTTTTATTCTTTAGAAAATACTTCTAAAATTTTCAAAATTGATTCGAGTTGCTCGTCTGTTAATTTGCTAAATTCTAATACTGCTTTCGCTAGTTTTTCGTTTTCGTCTATTGCGCAAAAAGCCTCCGCTTTCACGGAGTTTCTATCCTCAGTGTTATACATCTCTCCTGTGCCAGTTCTTAGCCAATTCTCATTTACCTTAAATAGTGAAATTATTAATTTTAAATCACTTTCCTTTACCTTCGTCCTTCCACTTTCTAAATTGTAAATCTCATGCTTTGTCTTTCCTAATTTTTCTCCAAATTCTATTTGCTTTAACCCCTCTGATGACCTTAACTTTCTGATTCGTATATTTATATCGTCTATTATTTCGTTCATTTACAAAACTCCTTTCATAAATTGATTTTACCTTAAAATATTATTTAAGTCAACGTAATTATACGTCCAAATGGTAAAATGAAGGCATAATAAATTTCAATATAGTATTGACAGTACTCCTATAACGTCATATAATGTATCTATAGACGTTATAGGAGTACTGGGAGGTGTTTTTATGAATAGAGAAGAAATGATTTGTAAAAGTGTGAAATTATATTTAAGTTTAAGCGAAAAAAAACAAAAAGATATTGATTGTATAATAAAGGCTAATAACATTGGAAATATCGCTAATGAACGTATTTTAGACATAGATAAATTGAACGAGGCAGTCGAAGAAATGAAAAAAATGATTTGTTAAAAAAGTGTACTTGACGGCTACACTAAAAAATCTAATTTAAAAAAACTAAAGGAAAAGGTGAGATTATGTATATTGAAAATATAGAAGAATTAAAAGAGTTAATTGAACTTTTTGGAGTTGTAGAAGCGAAGAGTGAAAACGTAGTTGCGTTTGGAGAGGTTGAAAGTCTTGACTCTTGTACAGAAGAAAATGCAGAGAAAGCATTAGATATATTAAATAAGCATAAACAAGAGAATAAAAAAAGATATAGAGATTTCTTTGAATTGAAAGAATGGATTAACGGAGATGAAGAACGAAAGCAAATATTTGCGGATATTGCTATTTGTGAAAGATGTGGTAAAATAGTTGCTAATTCTGAAATGTTAACCTCGTTTCCTATCTTAGCAAAATATGATGAGAATCGAAGTGTTTTTGAACAGTTGGAAACTGTTGCTATATGCCCAGACTGCTTGATGTTTATAACTAGAGTATATGAGTCGTTATTTGATTTCGAAGGTTAGAAACAAAAAGTAACAATGTTAGTCGTCAAGAGTGTTTTTAATAGCATTAAATTAGTTAAAATAAGTATCTTAACATATGTAACAAGGAGTAAAACAAATGAAGAAGATTTCAGAAATGAGTATATTGGAAAAGGCTGATTTTATTAGAAATAGACAACTAGAATTGAAAAAGAAATATCAAAACAAGGCTAAAGGAGAATTGTTTAATATGGCTTGTAGAGAGTTAGAAGAAAAAGAAAAGTGCGAAGGGGTGTTTTGATGATATGTTGGGTTATAAGCTTGTAAGAACTGAAGAATTGTTAAAGCTTAGAAAAGACTTAGAGATAAAAGAAGAAGAATTAAAAAGAAACCTTGAAGAACTATCTGAACAACATTTATCTAAAGCAAGTTTGTATATGAATCTAGGAATGACTATAACAGAAAATGAATTTTATAATTCAATAATCGAGAAATTGTTTGATAAAGATTTTAGAAAAGCTATCAGCATTTTTAACAAAACTAAAAGTATTCGGATAAAGAATAAAAAAGCAACTGAAATATTACTTAGAATTGATAGAGAAGAAAAAATAAAGGAATTTCCTTGTAGAAATAAAAGAAGGAAGTGTTAGAAATGAATAATGTTTGTTTAGTTGGAAGATTAACAAAAGACCCCGAATTTAAATATATTCCAAAATCGGGTACGCCAGTAGCAACTTTTACAATTGCTATAGATAGAGACTATGTAAATAAAGAAGGACAAAAAGAGACTGATTTTATACCAGTTGAAGTAATGGGGAAATCTGCGGAATACTGTGCGAGTTACATAACAAAAGGTCGATTAGTCGCTTTGAAAGGTGAAATAAGAGTTGATTCATATACAGATAAGAAAACTGAAGAAAAAAGGATATTTACGAAAGTTCATACAAAGATGGTAACGTCTTTAGAAAGTAGTAAAAATAATAAAGAAAATAAGGAAGAAACTCTGAATTTACAAGCTATATACGACGACCCCGATATACCGTTTTAGCAGCTGAAAGAAACAGAGAAAAAGCTCCGTTTTGGAATTAAAAAAGGATGTGGGAAAATGACTAGAAAAGGAAAAGTATTAAAAATTTGTGGTTGGTGCGGAAAAACATTTCTTTCTGATAATGATGGTAAAATTGCATATTGTTCTAAGAAATGTAAGAAAAAAAGAGAAAAAAATTTAGAAACAGAAGGGGCAAAAAAATGAAAGAGTATAAAATTGAAATTGAAGAAACAATATTTTTAAAACATAAAGTTATTGTTGAAGTTCTAGAGTGAAAAAAAGCTGTAAGAAAATAAAATAAGGAGAAAAAAGAATGGAAAATATTTTTTGGTGGAGTTTTATGGATTTAGAAGAAGCGGAAAAAGTTGTTACAGAAGAAAGTATAAAAGACTTAGAAAATGCTATAAATGAAATTGAGAATGAAGCGGAAGAAGTTAAAATTTTAATTATTAAGAAAAATGGCGATGAAAAATATATTAATTTCAAACACGATGGATATATGAAAGACGTTATAAAAGATAGAATAGTTCAATGTTTTGAAGAAATAAAAATAATGCATGAAACAATTTTAGAAGAAATATAAAAAGGGAGAAAATAAAAGATGAATTTTAAAATGATTGCTAATGTGCCGGAGAGCTGGACAGTTCAAAAACAATTTGAAAAGATATTGGAAGAAATTTTAGAACTTAAAGAAGCTATTGCGTTAGATGATAATAAGAAAATATTAGAAGAAGGTTTAGATGTTTTTCAAGCAATTCTCACTTTATTTAAAATAATTGGTATACATAACATAAGCGAAGGGTTGAAAGAGCATAACAAAAAACTTAGAAGAAGGAAATGGAAGCTAGAAAAAATAGATTAAAGTTAAAGGTATGAATAAGTGGCATTTACTTTAATTATTAAATAGATAAGATAGAAATAATTTATATTAATAGATTTTATTTGAACTTAAAAAAATGAAGTCTTGTAACAAAAAAAACAAAATAAAAATCCAGAATATTTTGAATAATATGCAGTAGTTGGAAATGCTACAAAATACCTAACTAGTCCCAAAAGCTAAATTTAAGGATTAGTTAGGTATTTATAACAAAAAGTGTAAGAGGTGCAAAAATGAAAATAAAAAAAGAGTATATTGACAAAGTTGAAAATATATTAAAAATGTTAGGAGATGAATATAGAAAGTTAAGAGTATTAAAAAAAGAAATAGCAATTCTTAAACACAAAGAAAACTATAGAGAAATTAATTATGAAGAATTGGGGTTTAAAGTGCAAAAAAGTGTAAAAAGTATAGATGACATGGTTATAACAATAGAGGATGTTATCTACAACAAAGAAACTGAAATTGAAATTATAGAGCGAAAGCTAGAGTTTTATAATATTTACTTAAAAGAATTATCAGAGCTTGAACAGAAGATGATAGAATTAATATATTTTTATAATTGGGATGAAAAACTACCTATCACAAAAATAGCTTATGAATTAAATTATGATAGAAGTAGTCTTTATAACAAAAAAGCTATTGCTATTAATAAAATAGCTTTAATGATATATGGTGATGAAGCTTTGGAGTAAACATTATTTTTACAGAAAAAAGACTATTTTTATACTTCGTTTCTAAAGAAAGTATGTTAGATAGGCTTTTTTATTGCTAAAAAAGGAAGAGGGTGAGTTGATTGGTTGAATTGAAAAAAGAGTACATTGATGAAGTTATAAAACTTTTAGATGAAGTTAGAGAACTTAGAGTAAGAAAAGAAGTTTTAAATGATGAAATAGAATTTCTTAAAAAGAATGAAAAGCTTAGTAGTATTAATTTTAATGAACTTGGTTTTCCAGTGCGCTCCGGAAGTTATAGTATAGATGATATGATTATAAATTCACAGGAGAAAATTTATATAAAAGAGACTGAAATTGAAATTATAGATAGTAGAATAGAAATGATTAATATTTACACGAAAAGATTGAGCGAAGAAGAACAGGAGATTATAAGTCTTAGACATTTTGACTCAAAAATAAATTCCTACGGGGAAATTTCTGAATTATTAATGATTTCTAAAACGGTCGTTCAGAGGAAATATACGGACGCTTTGAGGAAAATTGTATTGATGAAGTATGGAGAAAAAGCGAAAAAAGATAGGGAATAAAAAGGACTAAAAAAGGTCAACACAAAACTTTTGTTACATGTTATAATTGTATTGTGGAAAATTAAATATGTTTCTACTTCAAAAGCTTGTGAGAAAAAACTCATGAGCTTTTTTTATTCTCTTTTGAAAGGGGGTATTTTGATTAGGAGTAAAAAGAGCATCGAAGCCTATCAGGCGTACACAAGAAGTGCTAGATATTCAAGAATATCTAAGATATAAAAGTTATAGAAACTATGTGATTTTTATGCTAGGGATAACAACAGGATATAGAGCAGGAGATTTAGTTAAACTAAAAGTTAGAGACGTAAGGGAAGCTTTAAAAAGACAAGAATTTACTATTATGGAAGGTAAAAAAGCTAATAGTAAAAACATTAGGGAAAAGAACAGAAAACCTCGTACAGTAGAAATAAGACCTAGGATTGCGCAAATTTTAAAGAAATATATAAAAGATAAGCATGACTATGAATACATGTTTCCATCGAGAAAAAGAAAATATCCTCACATTGGTGTTGAAGCTGTTAGCAAAGCTTTAAAAGAAGCAGGAGAATATTTTGGTTTATATGATATAACAGCACATAGCATGAGGAAAACTTATGCTTATAAAATTTATATTGATAGCGAAAAAGATATTGTTGCAGTTAAAGAATTGTTGGGTCACTCTTCGATAGAAGAAACAAAAATGTATTTAGGTTTAGATAAAGAATTGTATCATCATTACAGTGAGTCATTAGACGACTTTGTAAGGTGATATTTTTTTATTTGTCTGTTTGAATGTCTAAAAATTTGGTGTAGTGATATTCAAGGTATCAAAATCACTATATAAGAAGTAAGAAAAAAATAGATTGAATGTCTGGTTCTCTAAGAAAATAAGACGTTCAAATGAAGAAATGCGAACTATATTTAATTAGTTTTTAATAATGTTCGCATAGAAAAAGAGGTGTTTTATGAAGAAAATAGAGTTGGATGATAAAGAGATTAAACTGATTATTTCAGCATTAGATTTAAAAGTTTCTCGCAACTTAGACAAAGCTTATAAAAACTTCCCATATGCTTTTGATGAAAAAGAAGAGTATAAGAGGGATGTGGCAACTATGGAGCTTTTGATTGATAAGTTTTTAAGTAAGCTTAATGAGGTAGAGTGTGAGGGAGTGCTTATATAATGGCTAGAGAGTTTAGTCGAAGCTTTTATAATAGCAAAGCTTGGAAGGAGTGTAGGCAATCAATTATTAAGAAATATCTAGGCTTGTGTGCTGAGTGTGGGAAGCTAGGAGAAGAAGTGCATCATATAAAATATTTAACTCCTGCTAATATACATGATGTTGAGATAACTTTAGGTGAGGAGAATTTAATATTGCTATGTAAAGACTGTCATAGTAAAAAACATAAGAGTAAGAAAGACATTACTAGAACAGGGTTAAAATTTAATGAAAAAGGGGAATTGATTTCGATTTAGAAAAAAATAGTATATCCCCCCCTTAAAAACGACCCTGGGGGCTGATTTCAAATACCGATGTCCCCACATCAATTTTCCTCCGCATGAAAAAATCAGAATGGGAGGGGGGTTATTTAAAATAATTTACGAACAATTAGAGAAAGAAAAAAAGATAAAACAAGAGGTAAGCAGATTAAAGAAAAACTATAAAGATTTAGAAAAAGAAAAAGTTAAAATTTTAGATGGGCTAATAAATGAAGCAGCTTTTTTAAAAATATCTTTAGAAGGGACTAGGGAAATTTTGACAAAAGAAGGTTTGACTGAAATTTTTAAACAAGGTAAGCAGGAATTTGAAAGAGAGAGGCTTCAAGTTAAAATATATTTAAATTTTATGAAGCTTTACTCTAGTGTTATGAAACAACTGATTGATATTATTCCAAGCGACAAAAAGCAGGAGGAAGAGGACAAACTTATTGAGTTTATGAAAAAAGGTAGACTTCAAAAATGACATACATTGAAGAGTATTATCAAAAAATATTAAGTGGAGAAATAATTGCTTGTAGCAGGATTAAGCAGGTATATAAAAAACTTGTTCAAGACTTATATAATCCAAAGGATAATTGGGTGTTTGATGAAGAACTTGCGAATAGACCTATCGAGTTTATAGAGACGTTTTGCAAACAAGCACAAGGGAAATTAGGGGAGCCTTTGAGGCTTGAATTATTTCAGAAAGCTAAACATCAAGCTGTGTTCGGTTTTGTTGATAAAGAGACTGGGTTTAGAAAATATCAAGAAGTACTTGATATTCGAGGTCGTAAAAATGGTAAGACTACAGAATTGGCAGCAGATGAATTATTTATGTTAATTGCAGACAATGAAGGGTCGCCAGAGGTTTACAATATAGCAACTAAATATGAGCAAGCACAAAAAGGGTTTAAAGAGTGCTATAAAATGGTACAGCAATCTAAAATTTTATCTAAGCATATTAAAAAAAGAAAGTCAGACCTCTATTTCCATGCTAATTATGGTTTTTTGCAGGCACTCGCAAGCAATAGTAATGGACTTGATGGATTAAACTCACACATGGTAACAATAGATGAATTGGCAGCTATAAAAAACAGAGATATTTACGACTTAATGAAGCAATCTATGGGTGCAAGAAATCAACCTCTTTTAAACTGTATAACTACAAATGGTTTTGTCAGAGAGGGCATTTTTGATGCGCAATATGAGTATGCTTGCAATGTCTTGGATGGAAAAATAAAAGATGATAGGTTTATAGCTTTTATTTATGAGCTAGATGACAAAGATGAATGGGATAGAGAAGAATGTTGGATAAAAGCCAACCCAGGTTTAGGCACTATAAAAAAACTTGATTTTTTAAGAGATTGTGTTAATAAAGCTAAAACAGACCCAAGTTTTAAACCTACCGTTATGGTGAAAGATTTTAATATGAAAGAAAATTCTGCTACTGCTTGGTTGAGGTGGGATGAGTTAAACAATGAAACTAAATTTAATGTAGATGAAATGGGATTTAGATATGGCATAGGATGTTTTGATTTAGCTGAAACTACAGACCTTGCATCTGCTAAAGTTTTATTAAGGAAAAGACATGATGATAATATTTATACGCTTTCTATGTATTGGGTTCCGTCTGAACGATTAGAGCAAAAAGTTGATGAAGATAAAATTCCATACGATTTGTGGGAAAAACAAGGTTTGTTAAGGGTATGTGAGGGAAATAAAATAAATCCATACGACATTTTATTATGGTTTAGAGAAATTAGGGAAGAATACGATATTTATATTTCTTGGATTGGATACGACCCTTGGCATGTTGATTCAAGTTTACTTTTAGCTTATGAAAATGAGTTCGGAAAGGATGCAATGATTAAAGTTAGGCAAGGAGTTTATACACTATCAGCTCCTATGAAGGAGCTACGGGCAGATTTAAAAGCTAATAAAGTTATTTATAATAATAACCCTATCGATAAATGGTGTCTTAGCAATATAGAAATAAAAACAGATATAAATGGAAATATACAGCCAATAAAAGGTATGGACAGAAGACGACGCATTGATGGAGGTGTCACTTTAATTATAGGCTATGTTGTTCTAAAAGAAAAAATGTCAGAATATGAAAACATGATTTAAGTAAGGGGGTGAAAAATGAACATATTTAAATCTAAGAAGAAAAATAAAGAAGCTCCTGAAAGAATTGTAATGGAACTCATTTCAGATTTGGGAAACGGGTTTTATAGTTGGCATGGCAATTTATATAGAAGCGATATTGTAAGAAGTATTATACGACCGAAGGCTAAAGCTGTTGGGAAAATGGCAGCTAAACATATTAGAAGTAATGAGACTGAATTTAAAACTAATCCAGAGCCTTACATTAAATTTTTGCTTGAAAATCCGAACCCATTTATGAGTGGGCAAATACTTCAAGAGAAGATGGTTACTCAATTAGAGCTTAATAGCAATGCTTTTGCTGTGATTATTAAAGATGATGATAATATACCAACTCAAATTTACCCTTTGAATGCTTTAAATTTTGAAGCTATTTATGAAGATAGAGTTTTGTTTTTAAAATTCTTACTTAGAAATGGAAAAGTAGTTACCTATCCATATTCGAACATAATCCATTTAAGAAAAGATTTTAACGAAAATGATTTATTTGGAACGCCTCCAACTAAAGTACTTAAAGCGCTTATGGAAGTTGTAAATACAACAGACCAGGGAGTCGTGAAGGCTATTAAAAACAGCAACACAATCAAATGGTTATTAAAATTTAAAACATCACTTCGACCTGACGATATTAAAAAAGAGGTCAAAGAGTTTGAAAAAAATTACTTACAAATAGACTCGGAAGCAGGCGGAGCTGCCGCAACTGATTCAAAATATGATGCTGAACAGGTTAAAGCTGAGAGTTATGTTCCTAACGCCGCACAGATGGACAAAACTACACAAAGATTATATTCGTTTTTTAATACAAATGAGAAAATAATTCAAAGTAAATATACCGAAGACGAATGGAATGCTTATTATGAGTCTGAAATTGAGCCAGTAGGATTGCAACTATCTAAAGAATATACGCAAAAATTATTTACTAGAAAAGAAAGAAGTTTTGGAAATGAAATTATTTTTGAAGCTTCTAATTTACAGTATGCAAGTATGTCTACTAAATTGAATTTGGTTCAAATGGTTGATAGGGGTTCGCTTGCTCCGAACGAATGGCGTAAGATAATGAACCTTTCGCCAATAGAGGGCGGAGACAAGCCAGTTCGCCGATTAGATACTGCTATTGTGGAAGGGGGTGATTAAATTAAATGGCTAGTGATAATTTGAAAGAATTTTTAAAAGTTAAAAACTCTACAGAAACAAATGCAGATTTGTTTTTCTATGGTGATATTGTCTGTGATGAGTGGGATGCCTGGACAGAAGAAGACCAGTATCCACTTGCAATAAAAGATTTTTTAGCACAAGAACAGGGAAAAGATTTAAATATTTATATCAATTCCGGTGGTGGTTCTGTATTTGCAGGTATGGCAATATATAATATGCTAAAAAGGCACGAAGGATTTAAAACTGTTTATGTAGATGGTATTGCAGCGAGTATTGCGAGTGTTATAGCTTTAGCAGGTGATAGAGTTGTAATCCCTCAAAATGCCTATTTTATGATTCATAAGCCTTGGATAGGTTTATGTGGTTCTTATAATTCAGATAAATTAATTAAGGCGGCAGAGGATTTAGACAGAATAGAGGAAGGTATTTTAAATGTATATCAAGATAACTTAAAAGAAGAAATTGATATTGAAGAAATAAAAGAAAAGCTAAGTGAAGAAACTTGGTTTACTGGTAAAGAAGCATCAAATTATTTTAATTTTGAAGTTGATGAGAAAAAAGAGGTTGCTGCTTGCGTGAGCGATTATTTTGATAAGTATAATAAAGTACCTCATGCTTTAAAAAATAAAATAGATAAGACTAGTAATAAAAAAGAAAATAATAATAAAAAAAGAGTTCAACTGAAACTGAACTTGTTAAAATTAGGGGGTTTAAATGACTAGAGAAGAATATTTTAAGAAAAGACAAGAAATGATAGACGAGGCGCAAAAATTACTTGATGATGAAGTTGGGGAGGAAGGAACAGGAGAAGAAAAAACGGAAGAAGCTGAAAAAATAGCTAATAAAATAAAAGCTTTAGACGAGGAATATGAAAGAAATGTAAAAGCTAGGGCGAATTTAAGAGCGTTGCAGGACGATTTTAAAGTCAACCCTACTATTTTTAATTTAACTAATAACAAAGGTAAAATAGAAGGTATAGAAGACACAACTGTTAAGGATAAACAAGAACAATATAAAAATGCTTGGGCTAAAGATATGTTAGGAAAGCCGTTAAGTTCAGAAGAACAGGAAATATTTAATAGTATTAACGCAGAGTATAGAGCGGAAGTTCAAACAAGCGAAAATAATACTATTTTAATTCCTAAAACTGTAGCTTCGGGTATATGGAAAGAAATTGGTGACATGTATCCTTTGTTTGGGGATGCTTCTCCAACTTTTGTAGCAGGTGATTTGACGATTATAGCGGAAGAAGACGGTGGTGATGATGCTGCGTGGTATGATGAAGAAACAGAAGTTAAAGAGGACGGTTATAAACTAAAAGAAATAACTTTAAGAGGTTGTGAGCTTGCCAAGGATATAACTGTATCGTGGAAATTGAAAAAAATGAGTATTGATGAATTTGTTCCATATATAACTAGTCTTTTAGCTGAAAAAATGGGAGCAGCATTAGCAAAAGCTATTGTAGATGGAAAAGGAAAACCAGGGGAAAGTGATTCTTTTAAACCCCAACCACTTGGAATAAAAACTGCTTTAGCAAAAGAAACTAGTAAGGCGCAAATAATAGAATATGTTGACAAGATAGCTTATACAGATATAACAAAATTAATGGCTGTTTTGAAAAAATGGAGTAATGGAGCTTGTATTTATGCTAATAGTACGACGATATGGACGCAATTAGCGGAAATATTAGACACAACAGGAAAACCGATTTTTATCCCTGATGCTGTAAATAGTGATGGGGTTGGAAGAATGTTTGGTAGAGCTGTTAAAATGGATGATAGCATGGCAGATGGCGAGATTCTTGCTGGAAATATAGCAAAAGGTTATGCGATAAATATAAATGAGAATGTAACTTTATATACAGATGAACATGTAAAAAGTAGAAAAACAGATTATTTAACTTATTCATTAGTTGATGGCAATGTTATAAGTAATAAAGCTTTTGGTATGATAGTTAAAAAAACTAGTGCAGTTGCGAAGTAGGTGTTTTGAATGATTGTATCATTAGAAGAAATAAAAGAATATTTGAGATTAGAGGCAGATTATAAAGAAGATGATAATCTGCTTTTGTCTTTTCTGAAAGCAGCAGAGGAGGATTTGGAAAATCGAACAGGAAAAGTTTTTAATGAAACTAACAAATCTGAACTTGTTAGTTTGTATGTAAAAATGTATGTTGCAGAGCAATATGAAAAAAGAGGTGCAACAGAAAGTAATAGCGAAAAAGTTAGATTTGTTTTAGAAAGTATAATATCTCAAATTTCTATATGTAGTAGGTACTAAAATGAATGTTGGAAAATTAACTCAGAGAATAGAAATACAAATTTATGGAGAAATTGAAAACGACATAGGAGAAATTACAAAAGGATGGTCTACGTATAAAAAACTTTGGGCTAACAAATCGTTGCTTAGAAATAGTAATAATTATGTGTTAGATAAAGAAAATATAGAGTATTCTTACAGATTTAAAATAAGATATAGAACTGATATAACAGAAGCTATGAGAATAGTTTGTAATGATGTTGTCTATGATATAAAGCATGTAAATAATATAAAAGAGCTAAATAAATATGAAACAAATATTGATTGTATTCTTTATAAAGAAGGTGTTTACAATGAGTAGTAGTACAGATTTTAATACAAATGGTTTAGATGATTATACTAATAAGTTATTTAAGCGTATTGCAAAAGAATACCCCAAAAAAGCTGAAAAGCTTATGAATATCAGCTTAGGAAAATGCAAAGGAGAAGCTATTGCAAGAACTCCGAAGTCAGATAAAAAGCCTAAAAAATATAAAAGAGCTAAGCACATGAAAGATAATTGGAAAACTAAAGTGCAGTCTAAAAATGGGAATTTTGTAGGGGTTTTGAAAAATGATTCTCCACATGCACATCTAATAGAAAATGGCTGGGTGACAAAAAATGGGGGATATGTTGAAGGAACACATATGTTGCAACAAACCATGGAGCATCAAAGGGTAAAAATCGATAAAAGAATAGAAAAAATGGTTGACGAAACCTTTAATCTTTAGAGGGGGTAAGAGTGTTAAAAATTGTTTCTGTAAAAAAAGCTATAGTTGAAAAGCTTAAGTCTTTAAATATAAAAACAGTAGCAAATGAAATAAGAAGCGGGTTTAAAAAACCTGCTTTTTTTATTCAAATTATTCCTATTGAAATGGCTAGCGACCCAAGTTTTTCAAATAGTACATTACTTGTTAATATACATTATTTTTCTGAAGAAAAGACAGAGTTAGAAAATTTAAAAATGATTGATAAGCTTAATATATTATTTCAAGATTGTATTTTAGAAATTGATGGGGGCGAATTGACTATAGAAGAAAAAAGTGTAGAAATATATGAGAATGTTTTACAATACAAATTTAATTTGCAAGTAGTTGAAATTATAGAAGAAGACGAAAGTAAATATGAGCTTATGGAAGAGCTTGAAATGAATATTTAAAAAAAGGAGGTTTTGTTTTGGGATTACCAAGTGCGATAATTGAGTTTCAAAGACGTTCAAGGACTGTTAAATTTAGAAGTCAAAAAGGAATTGTGGCTTTAATACTTAAAGATTCAACAGCTACAAAGAAATCTTATTCTATTGATTTTTTAACAGATATAAACGAAGCTGAATTTACAAAAGAAAACTATGATTATATAAGGCTTGCATTTTTAGGAAAACCTAGCAAGGTTATTATTGAAGTTATTAATGATTCAGCTGATGTTGAAAGGACTTTAGACGATGTTTTAAAAGCTTTAAAGGCGAATAAATTTAACTATTTAGCTATTCCTTGGATAAGTGAAGAAGCTGATAAAACTAAAATAGTCAACTGGATAAAGACAGCTAGAAGGGAAAAAGAGATATACAAAGCTGTGCTACCCAATATTGCAGATGCTAACGAGAAAGCAATTATAAATTTCGCAACAACAGGCATAAAAGTTGGGGAAAAATCTTATACGACAGCAGAATACACAGCTAGAATTGCAGGTATCTTAGCAGGTATACCACTTTCAGAAAGTTGTACGTATTTTGTTTTAGATGAAGTTACAGAAATAGAACCAATCGAAAATCCTGATGAAACGATAAATAAAGGGGAGCTAATTTTAATAAATAATAATGGAATAAGGATAGCTAGGGGTGTGAACTCTTTAGTAACTTTAAGTAAAGAAGATACAGAAGACTTAAAGAAAATAAAAATAGTTGAAGCTATTGACATGATACAGGACGATATTCTTCAAACCTGGAATGAGAATTACGTTGGAAAAGTAACTAACAAATATGATAATAAAGTATTGTTTCTATCTGCTATAAACAATTATTTTAAAGAGTTACAGCGTGATGAAGTTCTTGATAATAGTCAAGAAGCTTATGCGCAGATAGATATAGAAGCGCATAAAAAATATCTGAAAGAAGCGGGAATTGATTATAGTGAAATGACTGAACAGCAAATAAAAGAAGCTAATACGGGTTCTTATGTTTTTATAGAAGGAAACATTACTGTTACTGACGCCATGGAGGACTTGAAATTTAAAATATATATGTAAAGAAGGTGAGTAGATGGGCAAGGAAAATGTCGTAGGAAGTAGTCAAATTTCCGGCACATGGGGAAAACTTTGGTGGGACGGAACTTTAATCGCTGAGGTGCTTAGCTTTGAAGCTAAAGTTACAGCAAATAGAGAAGAAGTTCAATTTGGAATGAGTAAAGATTCTAAAATAACATCACTAAGCGGTGAAGGAACTATAAAGCTTGGAAAAGTATATTCAAGAGGAAAGAAGAAATTGCTAGAAGCTTGGAAGAATGGAGAAGACCCACGGAGCACACTTACAAGTAAGGTAAAAGACCCTGGAACACCTGGAAAACAAGCAGAAACAGTCACAATTAACAACGTGTGGTTTAATGAACTAGCTTTATCACAGTTTGAAAAGGGCGGAAAAATCGAAGAAGAGCTAAGCTTTGGATTTACACCAAACGATTCAGACGTGATGGACGAAATAGACGAAATTTAAAGGATAGTTTTTACTATCCTTTTTTTATATAATAGGAGGATTTTAAAATGGATAATAAAAAAGAAATGGTAACAATAGAGGATATTTTAAGAAGAAAAGAATATTTTGCAAAGAAAAGTGAAGAAACCAAGCAATTATATATTCCTTCGCTTGATGGAAATATAGAGATTTCAAAGCCGGACAGGATGTTGTGTCTTGATGCAATAGAAATGGAAGACGCAGTCGAAGGAGATAAATATTTTGTATATGAAATTGTTAAAAGTCCGAATTTAAAGAGCGAAAAATTGCATGCTGAATTTGGATGTAAAGATAACCCACTTGATATAGTCGATGTATTATTTGAAGCAGGTGAAATTACTGATATTGTCAAGATTGCAACAAAATTCGCAGGGTTTGGGGTTGTAGAGGAAATAGAAGACTTAAAAAACTAATTAAAAGCGATGTGGAAATGCAAATGATTAGTCATTATCTAGAAAAAGGTGTTGATTTAGATAAATTAACTAATTTATCTATGATAGAAAGAAATTTTCGCATCGCTTGCATGTTATATGAAGAAGAAGAAAAAATAAAACTTATTTCTGAGCTAATAGGTGCTATGTTTGGAGGTGTAAAAAATGGCTAGAAGGCATATAGGTGCAGTTATATCTCTAAAAGACAATATGAGTGCGACCATGAGGGGAATTAGAAGAGAGCAAAAACAATTTCAAAACGAGGTTAGACGGACACGTAACGAGATGCGCTCGGCAAGTAGAGAGCGTATGCGCATAAGGATGGATGCAACTCCTGCACACAGGACTATACAAGATTTAAGGCGAAAACTTGCACCTCTTCGTACTAAACTTGTGAAAGCAGTTGTTATAAAAGATTTAGCGACTGAAAAGATAGAAAGAATAAAATCGAACGTAAAATCTTTTGGAAGATTTATTGCAAGACCTGCTATAAAGCTTAAAGACGAAACGAAAGGAATGATTGATAAAATAAAAAATCGACTTACTAGTTTATCAACTATAGTTCCAATTGGTGCTGCGGTTGGTGCTGCGGGTATGGCTGTTAAAAGTGGTATGGAACTAGAACAACAACAAATAAGTATGCGTCATTTTATGGGAGTTGGAAACAAGGGGAAATCTAGCAAAGAGCTTGACGGAATGAGCACAAACTATTTAAAAGATTTAAGAAATAATGCAAATGCGACACCATTTGAAACTGGAGAAGTCATATCAGCGGGAACTCGTTCTTTGCAAATAGCGGGTGGAAATACAAAAGATGCTATGCAAATGGTTAAACTAGCAGAGGACATGGCGGCACTAAATCCAGGCAAGACCGTTGGAGATGCTATGGAAGCACTTGCGGACATGAACATTGGAGAAATGGCAAGACTTACGGAGTTTGGAGTTAAGGCAAGCAGTACAGACGATCCAAAGGAAGTACAAAAGAAACTTGAAACAATGTATGCAGGAGGAGCAAATAAGCTTGCTGAAAGTGGTTCAGGGCTACTTTCTACGATAATGGGTAAGTTAAAGTCTAATATCGCAGATATTGGGCTTGGCATGTTAGAACCTCTTAAACCGGTTATGGCTGGTCTAATTGGATTTATAGACCAGGCAAGCCCTAAGATACTAGAAGTATGTACAAAAATAACGAGTGGTATAGGGATGGCGATTGGATGGATACAGCAACAAATGCCAACTTTAGCTCCAATTTTTCAAACAGCTTTTGGAGCTGTATCTTCGATTGTATCAACAGTTGTGCCGATAATCGGGCAAGTTATAAGTGCGTTAGCTCCGATTTTTATGGGATTACTTTCTGTTGCATCGTCTGTTTTATCAGGAATTGCCTCTGCTGTCAAAACTGTAGCTCCTGTTGTAAGCACTTTGATTTCTGGGTTTTCGCCAGTTTTTTCAAATGTTGGAAGTGCTTTAAAATCTATGGGTAAAATTTTTAAAAATATTTTTGATAGTGTTATGAAAATAGTTAAAAAAGCGTCTGATTTCATAAAACCATTGCTCAGTGGAATAATAGGTGCAACAAAAGGCATTAGTGATGGAGTTAGTTGGGTTGCTGGAAAACTGGCTGGAAATGCAACTGGAACGAAATATTGGTCGGGCGGACTTTCTGTCGTAGGTGAACATGGACCCGAACTTGTATCTATGCCGCGTGGTAGCAAGGTTTTTACAAATGCAGAAAGTAAGTCTATGATTAATAAAAGTATTCCTAACTTACGACAAGTGCAAGGTGGGAATACAAATTACAATATAACAATTCCTAAAATCGCTGAAACAGTAATCGTAAGAGAAGATGCTGACATTGAAAGAATAACATCAAGCTTAATAAAAAAAATACAAATGGCGAAAATGGGCGGTGTTGTTTAATGGAAATGTGGCTTAGACAATCGAATGATGCTTTTAGATTCCCAATACTTCCGACCTCTTTTGAAATAAGTGGAAGCATAAATACAAGCACAACAAATGTACTAAAGCTCGGAGAAGTAATTGTCTGTGGTGGTACAGGACTTAGAACAACAGAGATAAATAGTTTTTTTCCAAGTAAACAATATCATTTTTGCAATTATAAAGATTTTCCACAACCATATGATTGTGTAAATAAATTGAAAAAGTGGATGGAGCAGGGGTTAATTTTAAGGTATATAATAACTGAAACTGATGTGAATATGGAGGTTATTATTGAAAGCTTCAAACATGGCAAGCAGGATGGTACAAACGATGTTTACTTTACATTGAGTTTAAAAGAATATAAAAGAATACAGATACCTAAAGTAAGCATTAATAATGATGAAAGGTTATCTTCTGTAAAAGATGTGCCAATCACAAAAGGTTTTGAAACTAAAAAACAAAGAACTCATAAGGTAGGTAAAGGTGACAGTCTTTGGAGTTTGGCAAAAAAATATTATGGTAATGGGGATTTGTGGAAGAAGATTTATGATGCAAATAAAAAATTAATTAAAAATCCAGATATTATAAAAGATGGTTGGGTATTGGTAATTCCATAGGCTGGAGGTGATTTATAATTAACAATATAAAGTTAAAAGTACACATAAAAAATGGCAATATCTATGATATAACTGATATAGTAGAAAAAGTTACATGGTCAGGTGATTATAAGTCACCTTCCAGAACATTAGAATTTTCTATAGTACAATCCTCTTTTGATGTGAATTTTCAACAGATAGATATACCTATAGCTAGTACAGTTTGTTTTTATGTGGATGATAAAGAACTCTATAGAGGAATGATAATTAATAGGTCTAAA